CCCGCGACAGGTAGCGCAGGTTCATCTGTTCAGACGAGTTGGTCAGTATCTTGCCACCCTCGAGCTGGTACTCCTGCCCACCACCGCCAATCAGGTCGGACAGGTCCGGCGCAGGGAAAAACGCACCAACCTGCAGGATGCGCAAGCAGTCGGTCGGCAGGGTGAACTGGTACGAATAGCCGAAGGTCGGCACCGCGACATCAGCCGCGATGTTCGCCCGCTTCACGCAGAAGCGCCAGTTGTAGGTGCGCTGCAGTTTGTCCCGCAGCATCCCATAGATGGCGTTCAGCTCACGCGCAGGCTTGGTGTTATCCGTAAGCGAAGTGATCCGCAGGTCACCAATCTTGGTGAGCGCGAGGTTCGCAATTGCAACGTCACTCGTAGCCACGGGCTCCTCCCGCAGCTATTAGGCTGGCGGCCAAGTATCCTGGGTGATCGCTTCCTTGAGCGTGTCGATCAGCAAGAGCACTTCGAGCTTGCTCATACCGATGAGATCCACACGAACCTCGACATCGAGGCTGGTCGTGGACGCACTCTCGGTCACGCTGCGGACACCGGCAGCGCCACGGTCGATTCCATAGAAACGGTCAGCCATGTCTGTCTCCCAGAAAGAAGGGACGAGCCGGTTACCCGACCCGCCCCTATACCTTACGCCGTGTAACGACCGATGAGCTTCACGGTGGCGGTGGCGTCAGCCGCCGCTGTCAGAGTGAAGGCCACATCGTAGAACACGCCCGGATCGGCGGTGAGGCCGAGGGCGTCCCACAGCTCCTTGCCCGAGTTGGCGATGGTGAAGAAACCACCGCCCTCGTGCAGAACGTCCACGCCGTTGAGCGCACCGTCCTTGAGGGACAGGGCGTCGGCGAAGAAGTTCGCATCGACCACCGCGCCACCGTCCTTGGCCGTGCGATACAGGCCAATGTCGGAGATCGTGGTCGTGCCGATGTCGGGCGAGTAGATACGGAGATCAGTCATCACCGCATTCGACGGCACCCGGAACATCCGGTAGGTCGAAGCAATGCTGTCCGTGTCCGTAATCGCCGCCGTGGCAACCTCAATGCGCTCAAAGCCGCCGTCTACACGGGGGTTGTTGAGCACGACCGGGGTCGCGTCTGCGTTGGTGATAAGGGTTGATTTAACTGCAACAACTGCCATGACTATTTACTCCCTTATTCCGCGCACAGGATGTCGACGACCTTCTTCTCTTCCGTGCGCGTCGCGCCGAAGGTACCCATCAGGTAGACCTGATACGGGTGCGAAGACAGGTCACGACGCTGCGTGACGTTGGACATGATGTCGTTCCAGACGCCCAGATGAACACCCGACGGCACCCACACGGGGCAGCGACGATGGTTCGAGGAGGTCGGAAGACGCTCGGTGTGGATGAAGTTGATCCCGAGGAAGCGGGTCACCTTGCCATCCTGCAGCACCGGAGCATCGGTGTTGAAGTCGGCGTTCGTGACCTGCAACTGACCGAGAAGGTCGTCGTGCTGCTCGGCAGAAATGGCGCAGTACGCCGATTCGGCATCGAGGTCGACCTCGTTCTCCATCAGGATGCGACGCGCTTCACGCAGCTTGTCCACCGTGAGGCCCACGTTGCCCGAGGCAGCGTAGTTCACAGCGACCTGCTGGTTGGTGACATCGAACACGGTGCTCGTGCCACCGGCCTCGCCGGTCTTGTTCGTTCCGAAGATGCCCGAGATGATGACATCATCGATGGCGCGGCCCATCGCGTAGAGCCCGTTCTGCGAATAGGCAGACTGCGGGTCGGCGAGAAGACGGAGCTTGTCGAAGTTGTCGATCAGGTCAGCCCAGTCGAAATCCTCCGGGAACACCCAACGGCGGTTGTTCGGAGTGTTGACCGGGACGATCGGCGAGTACCGGGTCGAAACGGCACGGGCGCTGGTGGCACCGTACTGCGTGACGACTTCAGAAGCCTTGCCCTTGTACGAGCCAGTCTGCACCGCTTGGCGCAGCTTGGAGCCTTTCTGCTGCAGGAGCAGCGAGATGTTCGTGCCGTACTGAACGGCATAAACGGATGCGATATTGTCGGCCATGATAGCCCTCCAGAAAACATTAAATGACGATGTTCTCGGATGGCTTGTCCGTTACCGGGGCCGGAATCCTTGCCCGTTCCGCTCGGGCCGAGCGACCGTCTTTCCGGCTGTCAGCGGGGCCTCGCGGCTTACCCGACCTCTGGTAAAGAGCCGGGAGGTTTAACCCTCCCGGCAACACACAGAGGAGAACACACGGGCGGATAGTACGACGACCATCTGCCGGATGCAACTACTCCTCGGTGACACCCGGATTCGCCATCCGGTTAAGCGCCATCATCTCCTCGATGGCACTCTGCCGGACGCGCTGGTCTTGATGCATATACCGACCCATGAACTCCTGATCGGCGAACAGCGAGGCCACCTTGTTCTTGGCCTGCGCCGGGGTCAACGCACCGCTCGACGGGGTGTCGCTGCCCACAAAGTCAGCCTCGCCGAACTTGGCACCGATGGCGTGAAACAGTTTCATCACCTTTGCGGTGCCGATCGCCCGCTCGAGCGAGTCAAAGGTCGCCTCGTCGATCCCGGCTTCCTTGCCGAACTTGAGCACCGCCCGCTTGGCGAGCTCCTCGTTCTGGGCAGCAGCCGCGCCCCACTCGCCCTTGAGCGCAGAATACTCGGCCTCGGACTGCTTGGAGAATGCCTCGTCAGCCGCCTCGATGCGCGAGCTCGAGGCTTGGTTCCACCACTCCGCAAGCCCCTTGGCCTGTTTCGTGGTGAGTCCGAGCTCGTGCAGCACCGGGGCCGCAGCCTGCGCAAACGAGCCGTCATCGCCATCCGGCACCGGCAACTCGTACTTGTCGGCGCTCTCCGGGCGACCGAGCCGGTTGTACACCGCGCTCCACCCGTCAGCGTCATCGTCGGATTTGGGCGCAAGAATGGTGCGACCGGCCTTGTCAGCGCCGAACACCTTCTCGAGGTTTTGATAGGACAGAAGTGCGTCAGCCGGTCCCTTCCACCCCTTCGCCTTGACCAACTCGCCGAGCTGGCCCGTGGTGGTGGGGTCGAGACCTTCCGGCGCGTACCATGCAGGAGCCGCTGCCGGAGCAGTCGGGTTGCCTGCGGGTGCAGACCCTTGTTCGTCACTCATCTCTGAAGTCCTCTTGCAGATTGGTCAAGGTTCTCTCGTCCAGGTGCAGCGCCTCGACAATCATCTGCACCGTTTCCTGTCGGCCAACCATCCGGCCAACTTGGAACATGTCCACCTGAGCGCCGGGTGATGCCGGGGGCTTTCCAAGACGTGCGAACCGCTTCAGATGCGCGACCACTATCCGGCCATCGTCGGAGAGTTCATTGCTCTGGGGGTTGAGGAATAGCCGCTTGTAGGCGCGGCTTCTCCACAGGATCTGACGGATACGCGCCAGCATGTGATTCATTTTCGGTCGTCGTCTTGGCGAAAGGCTTTGCCACCGCAGCCGGGGGCATCAGTGTACCACCCATGATGCACAGCATGAGAGCACCAGACCCGCTCCTGCTTCTGGGTGATGCCAGCCGCCCACCAGCAGAGACGGCAGAGCAGGGTGTCGCTCATACCGCCTCGCCCCGGAACCACGCCTTGCCGCCCTCAACCACCACGATCTCGGGCGGCAGGAGCCGCCCCTCGCGGAAGGTGAGCACCGCGAAACCGCTCGCCCAGTTGACCGGCCCCGCCTCGACATAGGTGAACTGCGGGCCGGTGATGTCGGCCATCGTGCCGGTGTCCACGCCGTAGCGCCTGCCTCGGTAGTCGCCCCACGGGGTCACCTTGAGCTGGTGCAGGTGGCCGTGGACATACGACACGCCGGACTTGAGGGCGCTGTTGTACGCCGCGTGGATGCCGCCATTGACCGGGCGATGCCGGACGCAGACCCATCCATCCGTCTTGGCGTTCAAGTGCAGCGCCCACCCCGCTCGCCATGCCGGCAGGAAGTCGAGCAGCGTCGTGCCGGGCATCCCCTCGACCTCGGAGACGCGGCCAGACAGGTAGTTCTCGAACCGCGCATCGTGGTTGCCGATGGTGCGCACGAGCTTGGCCGAGCCAGCCGCTCGAGCGATCTCGGCGCAGCGGTCTTGGACGGTGTGGATCTCGTCCTTCAACTGCGGCTGCTGCTCCCACATGATGCGCGGGTGCCGCGAGATGCGAGCGCCGTCGAGGATGTCGCCGTTGAGGATGACCATGGCAGGCTTGAGCGCCTTGGCGAGACGGCAGAAGGCTTCGTGCGCGACGGTGACGACACCCGGCCAGTAGTGGCAGTCCGACGCCACCAGCACCACGCCATCCTTGATGGTGTCGTGCATCTCGCCCTCGTACTTGACCGCCCGCTCGGCGGCGAGCTTGTGAGCGCGGAAGGCTGCGCCCGACGGGCCTCGCGTGTTCTCGTTGCAGACCCTGGTGTTTTCAGATTCGAGCACGATGCCGTGCCGCGTCTCGAGCGATCGGCGACGGTTGAACACTTGCCGCACGGAGAGGTTGAGCGCCTTTGCTACATCTGCTGGACGCTTGAGACGCTGCCACGCTGCGATAAAGTCCTGGTCGGATGCGGTCATCATGAATTGGCTTCCCAGTCAAATGTCGTCAGTGACTGGTGAAGTAGGCTCGCCAAGTTGTCCACGAATACCTCATCGTGCGATAGGGGATGGTTCATCTCATCGAGCAGGGCATGAGCCCACTCGTGGCAGAAGGTCTGCTGAAGCTCGGTGTCGCCCTGATCGCCGCGTAGGTCGATGCGGTGACAGGCAGGGTCGTACATCCCGACGGTATCCATCGAGTGCGGCCAGCGACTGCGAGGGATGATGCGCACGGTGAGTCGATGCCCGTGCAGTTGGAACCGCCTCGGTATCTGCAACCGTGCATAACGGCTCATCTCACCCAGTCCTGGAGTTCGGCGAGTTGGGTCGCGTCGCGCTCGCAGGCGGCGAGGTGGTCGGCAAGAGCCGCTCCAACCGCTCCCGCGTCGCTGGGCTCTCCGGTGGCACCATCAGGGACGGGGGCGGTGTCGTGACCGGCACCGGGCAGGGGGCAGGCTTGTGAGCGCAGCCGCTCAGCAAGGTCACGACCACGCCGGTCAGCAGAACCGAGTTTCGCCTGTAGGTCACGCTCAACCCCCTCGCGCCTTGCGATATCAGCCCTGTATGCCTCATGAGCCGCAGCCAGAGCCTCTCTCGCGGCCTTCTCAGACTTGGCGATATCAGCGGACCAGTCCGCCCTGACAGCCGCAGAGCCAGCGTCACGGCCTGTCCGGTACGCATACTGGAACCCGAACCACCCGGCAGCGAGTAGGGCGACGGCAACCGCCGCCCAGACCTTCACGCCTGCGGCTCGCCCTTGCGCTTGGTCAGCACCGACCACACAGCAGCAGCGATCGTGGCAGCAGCGCCACCCACCGCAGCGATGGTCTCGGCATCCGCGATGCCCTTGCCCACCAGATAGCCACCAATAGCGGCGACGACAGCACGGACAATGCCCGCAACTTGTTCAGCAGTCATGATTCACCTCGCTCTGTAATACGAT